AGTTGTACCATCTGGTATAGCAATACCACTACCTGAAGCTGTTTTAACTGTAATTGTTTGCCCAGTAGCATTCTTAACTATGTAAACTTTACTTACTGCAGGGCATATTACAGTGCCCGCACCGCTTAAATCAGAGGTTGTATCTGTTAAATTTAAAATAGCTGCTCGTGATTCAGAAGTTGAACCATCTGCTGTAGATAATGTAGCAGAGTTTGTGCTCCAGGTGTTTATAGTTTTTAAACCAGCAATAGCTTCTTCTATCATAGAAGTTACTTGTTGATTAACGGTGTCACCCCAAGTACCTGTCAATTCACCTTGAGTAGGTAACGCTAATTTTAAAGATGTGGTATATGCTGTAGCCATTTATAAAACCTCACGATTAGTTAAATTATTACACGAACAAGTTATCATATGCAAGAAAATCATTTTAACCTCATCACAAAACACGTATTATAGCATTGTTAGCATCAGCTATAGGAAATGATATCACAAAGTTCCCAGAACTAGATTGTTTATTTTCTCCAAAGTCAATTACTGCTATTGCAGGATCACCTGTCGCACTTTTATATATCAAAGCTCCTCTAGCCGTTATAGAAGAAGAACTCCAAGTAACATCAGAAAAATCTAAAAAGGCTGTAGTACCTGATGACGTAGGATTTGCTGCTATGGTGATAGCCTTACCACCTGCATCATATCCTGTGCCTGACACTTCATTAGTTGTGCTGTAAGCTGTAGTCGCAGCACTTAAATCTGCAGAAGACGTATATAAAGCTATTTTAAAAGACTGAGATGTGTCGCTACTAAAATCCATTTCTCCATTTAGTAGAGCTACTTTAAACGATGTACACATAGCCTGTGTTATAGCCATCTATATCTCCTAACCCACATTAGTCTTAAACTGTCCAGAACGATAGTAATCTTGTCTGAGCTTACCATCTCCAGCTTGTTTAAGTAATGTTATAGCCTGTAAAAAATGCTTATCATATAAAGCTACCATATCAGGTTCGCCTTTTTGAAATCTAATTGCCTCAAGTAATGTACCATTTAATAATGCTGTATCGAAGTTATCTCCAAGATATGTGCCACCTGCAGTCACAATAGATGTAGGATACTTTGCGTATATGTGTTCTAACGTATAATTAGCATCTGGAATTGGAGAAAACATAAATCTTACATTTGAACCTGAAGTGCTATGATAAGCATAAAACTTTGGTAGCCCACGTTTAGCAGTTGTAGTTACAGGATATGCCTCTCTTAAAAAATTAGAGTCTTTATTTAATAAGAAAGTCTGAGTATCATTATTTACTATTGCTAAACTATAAGTGTATAAATACCCATCAGGTGTAGTATACAGCTCATTACCAGCAGTTAAACTACTACTATCAACATTACGCATAGCTGGTAATTCTACAGAATTAAATATCTTCTGTTCTGCCTGTTGCGCAAATAAAGCGTGTTGATCTGCTGTAAACGTCTGTTCACATATTTCTTCTACGTTTGCTTTTAAACTTGTATAATTCATAATTTAACTAGCCTTGAAAGAAAAACCTTTTTTAGCACAACCTGCGCCTCTAGCTTTAATCTTACCACCGATTAAACCACCATTACTATACTTTTCTACCATACCACCTTTTTTCATAAAACCCATTTTTTTAACCACATCTGGCCTTTCCTTTTTTAATGCTTGTAATCCTTTAGCATCAGCAGGTATTTTTTTGCCTCCAGGGTTATTAATTTGTTTTCCCATATCAGATCTGTTCATATTATTCTCCTTATGAAGTAGTTACTGTTACTTGCCCCACGACCACAGACGCAGGGAAACTTAATTTATGAAACTCAGAACCTGAATATATTAACGCTCTACTGGACGGATAACCAGCAAAATCAGGTCTTGGATCACGTATAGCTTGAGGATCGTGCACAGGAAACATACCTTGTCTATTCTGTGGATGGTCGGGACCCCAACATTCTATACACGCTTTTAAATTAGTATTGTTACCTCTTACTATTAAATCACGTAGTTCTTTTAATTTATACCTGAAACCACATATATCACATTCGGCTAATGCTTTGTTGTTAGTTGCAAACCTATTTGACATATTTAAATCCTATTCACACGAGGAACAAAATGTTCCGATGTTTTTTCTCTATCTTCTCCAGCAGCTAATCCGTATTGCTCATCATACGCTGCTTTCAACATTTCTATTCTTGGTGCTAGTTCAGGTACTTTCATAGCTATATGATAAGCTAAACCTGCCACCAAACAAGGTAAGAAACGAAAAGACATATCTGCAGTTTCTACACCATTACCTGCATCTTCTATTCTTCTCATTCTATAATATACGAATGTGTAACTGGTATCAGGGACAGGCCACAAGTTTATTCTAGGGGCTGCGGCTAAACGCTCGACCCATACCTGAATCGGTCTACCTCTTGTTAACTTGTTTGGTATCGATGCGTATGTACTCACACCTATACGGCTTATGGTAAGATCAGATTGTGTGGTGGTATTACCTGCGTTTGTGCGTATCACATGATCAAGAAGATCTATAGTATCTGCAGGGAGCGTATACTGGGATGTACCAGCAGACACAGCTTGTGTGCCTTCTTCTATAGTCCACATGTTGATACCACGATTCTGCCATTCGATAGTCATTAGATTCATGGATCTGCGAGCAGTCCTTAAATCATAACCTGAACGCATTTCTCTACCTGCACGTTCCCAAGCTTCTTCAGCTATCTCCGTGAAGTCCATGTCAAATGCTGTTGTTCCCGATGTCGCCATATCCTAAACTTTCTTTTACCTTACGTAAACTTTCTATATGCTCTCGTTTTTTTAGCAATCTTTTTGGGCTGT